ATGGAACTGGTAAATATACTTTCTGCAATCTAGATGTATCAGTAACTGTTTTAAATGTTTGTGTCACACTTCCTTTTCTCGATGGATCATATTGAAGACCTTTCATTTCAAAAGACATTCTTGGAAGAGTCAACGTAGACTTTTTAGTTAAATCTGGCTGTTGTTGAATTCTTGCTAAGAATTTTTGAACAGGTCCATATGCAAGGGGAACTTCTAATACTGAAACTGCATTTCCACTAGAGTCTGTTTTTCTAATTTCAATTTTATTAAAAAGAGTTCCAAAACCAATGATGGTTTTTCGTATAATTCCGTGATAAAAATAAGTTCCTAACATCAGTATTCTCCAAATGGATTATTTTCAGTAAAGTCTAAAAATGTATCTGCTTCCGCTTCAATCTCATCGTTCTGTGCATATAAATTTTCATCATTAAAGTAATCAACAGATTTTAATATGTATCTTCCAGTTGATCCAATACCAATATGGTCGGAAGTTTTAGCAGAACCTACAATAACTTCACCAATAGTAAATCTACCCGTTCTTCTATATACACGTAATTTTTTATTAACAGCATCCCAGTCTTTAACAACGGCTTTTGTTCCTGAAGTAGCTCCAGTAATAAGTTCATTTAACAGATAGTTTCCTGTTGATATACCTGGAGATGTAAATGTTATTGAAGGTATAGTAGTGTATCCAGATCCAGCATTTGTAATATAAACTCTAGACACAACACCTTGAGAATTTATAAAAGCTTCTGCTGTTGCAGTTGTACCAGCGCCAGGAGCAGATATTGTTACTATTGGTGGTTTAGCATAATTTGATCCAGCATTATTAATAACAATTCTAGATATTGTTCCATTGGTTGATATTCCTGCGGTAGCTATTCCACCAGATCCTCCACCACCACTGATTATTATTGTTGGTGATGTTACATATCCTCCGCCAGGATCAGTGATAAGAATTCTATCAATTGAATAAGCAGTGGTATAACCTGCAGCAGGTCTTTGAGTTGTAATAGCTACAGCAGTAGCTCTCTTTCCTCCTGCTGGAGGAGCAGAGAATGTGACTATTGGAGTAGAAGTATATCCCCATCCATCATTAACTAAATAAACTCTATTAACTCCTCCAGTAGGAGCAACAGTTGTTCCAGCTCCTGCTGTATTTGCAATGCCCGTAAGCGTTAAAATTGCATCAATTCCTCTTTCAACCATATTATCGTCAATTTCATAAACCCCAGTATCAATGAGTTCATCTTCAAACATAAATGGCTCACATTTTAATTCATAAACATATAATTTGTTTAACTGATAAAATTCAACTTCATGCTCAACAAACTTGACTTCATATAAAGTATCTGTTAATGGAAAATATATTAAGTCTCCTTCTTTTGGTCTATTTGATATTTTTAAATTTTCATCTTGCAATTCAGCTTCAATAAACGGAGTAATAAAATCTTCAAATTTTTCTCTCGATACAATTAAAGATAGATCATCATTTGCTTTTACACCAAACTTTGATAAAATATCTCCCCCACCACCAAAACCACTGTAAGAAGCAACATATGCTTCCATGTAGTAATTATCATTAAATCTGCCAAGAATATTTTCTTTTAAGACTCCATCTTCAAGAGCATATCCTCTTGGCATATAACCAATGTTAACCCCATACATCTTCAACTGTTCGTTGATAAGATCTTGAATTAATCTTTGTTCTGAAGAGTTCCCCTGTATGAAGTATGGATTAAGAGCCATATTATCCGACCATATCTAAAGGTGGTAGTTCGTAGTCTGAAGACATTCTCGTCTTAATATCTGCTAATTCATTAATAGCATCTTCATAAATTTGTCTACCATTAAGTTCTACACCTCCTGGAAGTTTTACACCATTGAATTTAATCATATTTTGACCCCATTGTTTTTTAATCAATGCAGTCAAATAAAGTTTTAAGAATGAATCATTCCACACTTTAGGGAAATCTGCGGGATCTAAAATTCTGTAACAATCAATAATGATATAACTGTTTACTGGTACACTAGACCAGTTCATATCAACGTATAATCTATTCTGTCTTTTTGTATATCTGATTTTTTTCTGAGGACTAATTAACCATTGAATAGTTTCTAAGTATTCTTTAACCATAGCATAGTTTAAAAGCTCAATTGATGTAAAGTTGTATACGTCGTTCAAAAAAATCTGATATGCAATATTAAACATTCCACTAGAGAATGTGCTATCATCAAATCTAAAAATACCTTCAACACCAATAACACTATCAGGAATTTCAATATAATTTTTCGATTCCAAATAATTGAATGTAGTAACACCTACAGTCTTTGAGGTTGTTGTGTTTGATTTTGCTCTATCAATATCATCTTGAGTAATTTTATATTTTAAATACATTTTTTCAATACCATCAAAATGACGCTCTTGAAAATACTGCAACGCATCATCAACGAGATCATCAATTTGATCATCATCTACGTTGATTTCTAAAACTGGATATCCCAGTCTTCTTAAGGAGTAATCAATGAGCTGTTGTCTACTTGCTGGTTTCATTGTTCTCTTATGCTCTTGTTTATTTCTTCTTGCAATTCATTTTTAGTTTGAACTAATTCATTATAATCATTTAACAAACTTTGATATTTTGCCTCTAATACAATATTATCACGATATAATGCTGTTACTCGTTCAGAAAATGCTTTCACCAAAACATTAATATCGACTTCAGGATTCATTTCAATATTCACCTCCATCTATAGTGCTAGTCCATACAGGAACATCTGTTCCTGGCTGTGTTGTAAGTATATAGTTGGAAGTTGAAATTCCACTAGCAGGAGCTGATGTAGAATTCATTAATCCAGTATTATCAAAATACACAACACCATTTGTGCTTGTGTCTGCTAGCTGATAGTAGATTCCTTTGATGTCAAGATATCCTTTTGTACCACTAACATATCCGCGAATACCTGTTGCAGTTGCAACACCAATTGTTGCGTCTGGGACAAATGTAAATCTTTGATTATAATCTTGGAAACCAAAGAATCCAGTTTTAGTTGCTGTTGTTCCTAATCCAACACCATCATTATTATAAGTAAATGAAATACCTCTATTAGTTTGTGTATCCCATCCAAAAACTACAGTAACTTGAGATGCAGATGAAATGCCAGCGGTTGTTACACCAGCAATAGTTACTGATTTTGAGCCAGAATTGTACGAAACAACTGTTCTATTTGCTTCTGTCGCTGGAAGCCCAGCAAGATTTCTTAGAACATCACCTGTATTAATTCCTGCTACAGAATCTAATGTAATTGTAGATACACCAGCAGAAATTGCTCCAATTACAGTTCTTACTGAAGATGGATCTGATAATGCTAAAATAGATTCTTCTACTGTAATTGTGGAAGAATTGATATTAGTTGTTTGCCCATCAACTTGTAAGTTACCTTTAATTACAACTGTTCCATCACTACTCAATCCATCTGGATATGGATCAATATAAAGAACATTTCCTGATCCTGGTCTAGTGCTAATTATATTTGATGCAATTCCAATAGAACCAATAGTAGCACCAGTAGAAAAAGAACCACCAGCAGTAGAAATGAAGTTACCAGATAATGTTAAATTGCCAGCAATATTTAATGATGCAATCTGATTATTAGCATCAGTTATAATCGCTTTTCCAGCTGTTACAATGCCAGGCTGCTGATCTAAAAGTTCAGCAAAATATCTACCCCCAACTACAACTGGATTTTGCGCTCCATCGCCAATCCAAAGTCTTCCCCCATAATTATTATATGCACCACCAGTTCCAATAGATACGGCAATTTCACCAAATCTTAATGATGGTAAAGATGATATTCCACTACTTCTTTTAAGTAATATCGTTGCTCCTATAGCCATCAGAATTCACCTCCATCAACGAGGATGTTTTGCCCTAAAATTCCAACAGCTTCCCACTTTCCAGTCGATGAGTTATACTGAAGAACGTCACCATTGGTTAAATTGGTTACGTCAACATTTAGCAGGGAGTTTATAGTATTAGCTCCTCTTAAATTTGTGGTGACTTTAATCCTGTTTTGATCCGATATTCTGGTATTAAATTCCGTCATGAGGTTGAAACTCCTGCAGTAACTGTTACTGTTCCCTCAACAACTCTAGTTCTTAAACCTGTTGCAGTTTCTGTAAGCAAAACATCGTATAAATATCTACCTTCTTTCAAAGATGAACACACGGTAGATCCAATAGATACTTTTATTTCACCATAATCAGGATTTGGGATAGTCACCGTCATTGGGTACTTTGTAGTACTTGATGGGTGTTTTTTGATGTGAGACACACCTGTATAGCCATTCAAATCAATAGGAAGATCATTATACTCTTCCAACATGAAAGATGTTGTAAAATCTGTTCCTTGAGGTATAACTAAATTAACAACTCTTACAGACATGCTTACATGCTAATATAATGTTTTAAATATTTATAACTTAGCCACTAATTGAGCTAGCAAAGTTTTTACTTCTGCCAGTTCAGATTTAATACATTCAATTTCATTTCTTTCTTTAATTTTTTGATCACGCAATGAAATGTAGTTATCAAAAGATGATTTATCAGAATTGATAATAGCTTTTGAGAAACTATCTCTTTTTAAGGAGTTATTGCCCTCTACGGGTATTAGATCTCTATCATAATCGTTGTTCATATTATGCTAATGCAATTGCTCTAAATTCTTTGATCTTAGGTACAAAAGCTTGATTTGTGCCAGTCATTACCACCTTAATTGTAAATCCAGTAAATTCTGGTAAATTATTAGCAGTAAATTTATAATCACGATATTCATTATTATTACTTGATGCAATGTTAGCATCAGGTGTTCCATCACCAAGATTTGCATATCCTGGGAAAAGGACGTATGGTTGATCTACATCAGGAGCATCATTTCTATAAAGCTTGTATAGAACACGAATATTATTACTCTCATCTCTAAATGCGGCAAATCTTACATCAAGAGACGTTGCAGAATTTTCTAAATTAACTCTCTTAGTTACATAAGTAGCTGCACTTGGATCGGTTAAATCTGAATTAATTCTATTATCCCCAATAAAATCAATGATTGAATTATCAATTCTATTTGTCGTTGTAATTACATTAATTCTATCTAGATCGATTACAGGTGATACATTTCTATTTTGAGTGCTTAAAGTCATTTCCATAGTAAATGATTTATTGCCAGAAAGAGATGAAAGTTTATCAAGTTCATTAACTTCGGAGCAAATAATTCTAGGAGTAGTAAATTGATTTACGGCATTTAAATTAATTGGTTCATAACCATTATCTTGGAATGAAATTTCAGTTCCATCAACGCTAGTAGCACTGACTGTTCTTACTCGTGTTGCAATTTGAGTTGTAGAAGGAATCATAATTTGAACATTAGGAGTAAGAGTTTCAAATTGAATATTTTGAGTTGCTCTCACGTTTCTACCACCAGCTTGCTCGGTGTCACTAAATGCAAGGATTGGTAAACCATTTGAACCATCTCTAGCCGTTCCCAATCCAGTTGATGTTGTATTAATCTTAACATAGTAAGAATCTAATTCAATATTATTTGAAACATCAACATCAGCAAAATTATGAGTTGTATTAACTCTTCTCAGTGAGACACCAGCAAGTTCATACTTCATGACTGGTGAGTTAACTGTATGTGTTTGAGCAACTGTGTTATCAATGGCTCTAGAAATGCCAGTTAAAGTTTGAGGGGACGTTGATGCGTTAGTACCAGTGTAACTGATAACTTCATTGTTAATTAAGATATAACCTGGATTTGTACTTGAAACTCCAATATTTTCAAAGCTTGTAAATATACCTACATTAGTTACAGGAAGACCAGATGTTGATGTATTA